CATTAAAGCAGGTGATTTAGATTGTAGTAATAGTATTGGTGGTGCAACTGTATTTGATGTTGGATTAACTGGCATTGTTAATAACGCTGTTACACCTATTATTGGCAAAGAAGACCCACTTAACCCACAAGCTAAACAGTTAGGTGTTTACGCAAGAATTGTAATTCCTTTAGATGCACCAAAAGAACGCATAAATTGTAACACTTTGTATCAACTAGAGCTTCAAAGACGTAGGCTAGAAGTTGAAAAGTTGCGCCAAGAAATAGAACTGTTAAAATCTATGCAACAAGGAGATGGATTTGACAACTGATTTAGGTGACAAGGTAGCAGAAATAGAAGGTTTAGTTGATAAAAGACTAAAGCTAGGAAGTTTAAGGTTCACATACACTCAGCTAGTAGGAGCATTTGCTCTTCTGTCCACGATTGTTGGTACACTTTATGGAGGGTTCTTAATGTATCAGAAAGTGGAAGGAATCGCAAATTTAGACTTAGGGGCAATTCAGTCTGCAATGACAAGTACATCGGCTGATGTGCTAAGAGTAGAAGAAGTAGCTAAAGAAATTAAAGTTGAGCTGAAGGAAGACCTTGCTAGATTACGCACAGCACAATATAATCTTGAGAACAGGATTGATTCTAAGCTCCAGTCTATAGATGTACGCATTACTACAATGGACAATAAGCTTGATAAATTTGACATACAGCTTGATGATACAGAAGAGAAGCTAATGAAACGCATACAGCAGTCATTAGACAATCCACTAAGTAACTGATAACATAGGAGATATTATGCCAAAAAGAAGAGGAAACAAAAAGCCACCTGTTAAGAGGTACTAATGGAAAAACATACACATCATATGCAAATGCAATTAGATAAACAACAACGACAAATTAATGACCTCTACAAAGATGTAAGAGAAATTAAAAACATGAACCTTAAATTTATGTCTATGGGTAAAGGATTACTAATAGGCTTTGGTGTCATGGTAGCTTCAGATTTTGGTATAGGCGAAATAATAATGAAACTTTTATGATAGGTTTTCTTACAAACATAGCACCAATTGCACTTGGCTTTGTTGCTAAATTGTTTGCACTTAAAAGTCAAGCCGCACAAGAGCAACAAAAAATGATGATTGAGAACTTACAGGTTCGTAATGATTCTATTAATCAAGCACGTGCTATGGCAGACAAGGAATCTCCTATGGCGGCTTGGAACAGGCGCATAATTATTCTTGTAATTTTAGCACTTGTAATTTTTACTCAAGTAGCACCAGTTATTTTTAATACTGAAATGGTTATACCAACGACTAAAGAAGGATTTAATTTCTTAGGTTTATTTCAAATTACTCCTGATGTTGTAGAGTACGTAACAGTACAAGCAGGTTCAGTAGTTAAAATGGATGAACTTTTTGGATGGGCAACAATGATTATCGAGTTCTATTTTGGCGCTCAATTGGCTAAGGGCAAATAATAAGGAGAAACTATGGCAGTAAAAATAAAGTATGAAGAGATGCCACATATGTCACCAATACCAATGGAGACTAAGAGCAAAGGATTGTTTGGTGGTATTTGGTTATGGATAGCAACGACAAGAAAATGGCAAATTGAAAAGACATGGAAGTTTCATATAACCCATGAAGGCAACACACATCCAACTTACTATCAGATTCCAAAAGGTTTTGTGTTTGATGGTGCTAGTGTTCCAAAATTTGCTAGGTCTTGGTTGTCTCCTATGGGTGTCTTACTGAGTGGTGGTCTCGTCCACGACTATGTGTATAAATTTGAAGTTCTTAGGTTAGGTGGCAAGAAGGGTTCTACAGAGAAAAAGTCTCAAAAATGGGCAGATGAGCTATTCAGAGATATATGCATTGATGTAAACGGATTTAAAGTAATTAATTACCTAGCATACTACGCATTAAGACTAGGTGGTTTTATGGCTTGGAACGGACATAGAAAAAGAAACATTAAATGGAATGATTAAAAAAGGGAGGCTACTGCCTCCCCTTGGTTAATTAAACAAAACTATTTGTTAAGGTACTTTCTGACAATTAGTTCTGCACCTCGTACTTCAAGCCATGCATTTTCAGGGCAATGAGGTCTCTTTTTAGGATACTTTTTAAAAGCCATCAAATGTCCTATAGAATGATTTAAGTTTTGCCATCCTCTGTTAGGGTTGATTGTAAAATAATATTGATTGTAGCTCTTATGTTTTTTCCAATTATGAGTTCTACCTGATACTTCAAGAAACTCATAAGGAAACTTAGTACCCATAACTTCTTTCCATATCTCTCTAATAAATCTTTTGGCTAGTGGATAAGGTGAAGGGTTTTTACCAAATCCATCACGACCAACTGTAGCTGTTCCTGTTGAGTCTTTCCATATCTTGTACACTTTGCCATAGACCTCTCTAGCCTCTGCACTAATCTTGCTCATGAGTTACCCCACAATGTTGATTGAATATTCTTTGGTGCATTTGACTTTCTACCATACCAAATCTTAGCCATTGACTTCATGTGCCTAAACAACTTTCTGTCAAGCTTAGGTACATAGTCAAAACGTTGTGCTTCTTTGTTAGAGACTTTCTCTACTTGGATAGGGTATTCCATAAAGACTACATGAGTCCATTTGCGACCTTCATTTACTACTAAAGCCATGCGATGTTGCTGTCGACCATTTTTACGCATGAAGTGTGTGTTAACTGCTTTCAATATCTACTCCTATATAGTATTAAAACATGCCATTTTATTTCAATGACGAAGTCATTATACCATACTTGATACTAAAAGTCAAGTCTAATTAATTAAATAGTTTTAGAAATTAAAGACAGATTGGGTCTCAACGTACCCTGAAGCATCATATTTCTTAGATTTACCTTTTGGATATGATTCAGTTTTATATTTTAAAAGTTTTGTTAATTTTTTCTTTTGCAGTCTTGAACCAGTAAAAAAAATGTACCTATGTTTTCTATCTCGCTCTCTATGATAAAAATTTTCTCCATATTTTTCTTCCATGCTTTCTAAAGTCATGCCTTCAGATAATGTTTTTGAATGCATATGCTCTAATCCTTTAACTGCCCAATCAACTCTAGAAGCTGATAATCCTGTATAAAGAAAATTAGTAGCTTGATAAATGTATCCTACATGACCTTGTTTAGTATCAGCATAGCTTACTACAATAGAAGGTTTTGGCAATAGTTTTAAAGATTGACTTACTAAAAATGAAGCACTATTTGGCTTGTCAGTTTCTAAAATTAATCTGTTTAATTCAACAACTTTGTTTTTGTGTTCTTCTCCACATACACCAACACATAATGATGGACTAGGAGGAGAACCAAATGTGCAAATACCAATTAAAAAATCATCGTCATAAAGTCCAAAGGCATACGATATTGAAGGCATACGCTTGGCATAATGTTTGTTTAAAAGCCACGTTTTAGTTTCGTAATTTTGTATAGGTCTAACAATCATATGTGCTTTAAAGCAAACCTTAGCATTTCTGCATCTTTATCTTTAGCATCTTGTTCTTTTTGTTTTTGTGAACCTCTAGCCTTGCCACCATTTTTTGGATTGTACGGTTTTAAAACTTGTTTAGGGTCAGAGCTTCTGTTTAATCTATTACGAGAAGCTGATTCTGAAACACCTAAAATTTTAGCTAATCTACGAGCTGTCATGTGTGTGCCATCATCTAATGTATAAATGACAGTCCTTAACTTACCCATTAAAGTATGTATTGTTCGTATTGATGAAACCACATTGCAAGATAGACTATTGCACAGACTTCGATAATAAAACCAATACTATAAAAAAAGATAAACCAATACCATAGCTTTCTCATTTGTTTTCCTTAATTATATTGTTTACTAATGCATTTCGAGTGTCAACAAAAACATCTAATCTAGCAGATAACTCTCTTGCTTCATCGTCTCCTTGCAATAGCACACTTAAAATATCCATAGCTTTCTCGCCTTTAGTTTCTTTATCAGCAAAAGCCATAAGGTCTTCATCAGTAAATTTATTTTTCATCAGGCATCCCTAAAGTCATAAGCAACATAACAAGTCCTGCTGACACTAATCCTGTACCGATTAATGCCAGTAAAGGTACAGTAGTCTCAAGCAAGAATGTCATAATTTTCCTCAATCAATCTTGTCATTGATTTTCTTTTGTCTAATTCAACACCAAGTTTTCGCATAGATTTTTCTAGTTGTTCTTTAGTAAATTCTTGTGCAATATATTCCTTGTTCATTGATACTGA